GGCGCAGGTAGAACAGAAAGCAGAATGCGTGGTCTGGAACAGGGCGGTTGCCCAACTCCCAGTCCTGCCAGGTACGGTAGGGGATCTTACAGCGGCGCGAGGCGGCGGCCATACTCAGGCCCAGCTCCTTGCGGCTGTCGCGGAATTGTTCGGCGGTCATAAGTTTTTCAGGTTAGAAGTGCAGGACGCAACGCCACCCAGGACGCAACGCCACTGCAAAAAAAAAATTAATCAGCGTAAGCGTGGCCGTCAGGCACTGCAGCCCCTATGGCGATTACGTTGTCATCGCTGATGTCCGCGTACTGCGCTTCTTTGTAGGTCTTGTAGTAGTTCCGGCGGACATTGGTTGCATAGTCGTTCAAGCCAGAACAAACAATTTTTGAGTAGGTGCCGTCAGATTCCTTGCGGACGGCTTGAGAGTAGGTATTGCCGTTTGTGTCTGTGATCATATCGCCTCAGTTGGTTAGTGGGGACGCAACGCCACCCAGTTTGCAAAAAACGGGAAAGAGCCCGCACGACGCGGGCTGTGTTGGTGGTTACTGTTTCCAAAGCTTAAGCACATCACAGTCTAGATCAATAATTTGAACGCGATCATAATTGCCAGACAACGTAGTAGTCGCCAATTCGTTAACGCGCTCTTCTGCCAGCGCCAGATCGCTAAATAGTTCATGATCAACCCAGTTTTCGACCAAGTATGTTTCGCCAGTTGGACAGGTTTGAACCATAAATTTACCAATCTCTATTTGCATGTTGCCTTTGTTGGTGATGCCCGCACGACGGCGGGCTAGGTTGTAATTAGATCAAACCGTGATAGTCAGCCGCGTACATTTCACGCAGCCACAACCGATGGTCACGGGCTGCACGGGCGTTGTCGCCGCGCTGATGCTTTTCTGCTAAGGCTTCGCCGCGTTGACTCTCATCGGCCCACGGTTTTCGCTTGGTCCCGTTCCGGTAGACGTTGCGACCTTTGCGGCGAATCGTTGAGCCTACCTGCAAAGGCTCGTGGCCTTCACTGGCAAGAACTTCTAGCGTGAACGTGTGTTGCTGCTTGGCTTCGCCGTAGCTATCACGCACGACTAGCGCTTCTATGACCCGTTCGCCTTTGAATTTTGGCTTTCGGTACGATCCAGCAAAAACCGCCTCTGTGAAGCGGATATGATCGCCAGCGCATACATCGCCGGTGCAATTGACTGTGAATTCGTTCATGGTGTCCCGTGTTGATTAAAAGCATTGAAAAATAACGGTCGTGTCTGTCGTACCGGCGACGTGCGTCTCGTCGTGTAGATCATTCACTAGGTCTTCGAGTGATTCGTGGCGTTCAAACATCTGATAATCGCGGTCAAACTCTTCAACTGTGCATTCTACGAAGTCACAGCAGATCGCTATCACGTCGAGTTCTAACTCTACGCCGCAATCCTCTTCGTACTGCGTCAGATCATTAAACAAGACCGCTAGCCCTTCGTAACTGAAATGGTCGTTGCGGTTCATGGTGCGGAAGGCATCGCGGAAGGTGGAGAGTGTGACTGTTTCTTTCATGGTGGATTCCCGTTTGAGATTGAAAAGTACGCCTAGCGTGTATCACTAGGCAAAAAAATTGGTTGTTTCTGCAATGTGCTTTGTCCACTGCTCTGCCATCGCGTCGGCAATGCCTTGAAAAGTCGTAGCCGCAATTTTAGCCCGCTTCGCTTTCTTCGTACCGCTGGTTATGTGCGACCACTTTGAAATTCGCGTGCCGTTTGCCTTTGTGTAAAATTCGCCCTTGCCAACGATCTTCGTGGCCGTCAGCAAGGGAAGACCGCGCAACCAAAGGCACGTTGGCTTGCTGGCTTCGTGGCCGTGTTGCCAAGGATGGATAATCTGTGACGGTTTCCGCCAGTTCTTGTTTAGAAAGCCGATTGGATTTTCAAGGGCTAGGTGCTGCGTATTTGCTTCCCAACAAGCCTGCACAAAGTCGCGGGCGGCATAGGTCAACGGCCAGCGTTCTGGGCGCTTGTGGTTCCACCAAATACCCATTGACGCAAGGTAGGTGCAGGGCGGATGCGCTATTACTAGCGCCCACTCTTGCTGCAAAACTTCTTTGACATCGCCTTGGATGTGCTGCCCTGCTATGTCACTGGGCTCAAGATCACAAGACCAAGCGTCCCAGCCACGTCGCGCAAACGCTTCGCGTACTACACCGGAACATTCGCAAGCGACTAGCATTCTAGGTCTTTTCATTCTGGTACCTTGTTTGAGTTAGAAAAACGCTGGCGTGATTGCCAGCACAAATCCAAAATAGTACGCATTGCGTATTAAATCAAGCAAAAACATCAGCAGTGCGTATATAATAGGACAAACTATGCCCGCCTATCGATTTGACGTTGTTCCTGTTGCAGCTCCACGCATGACGCACGCCGACCGCTGGAAGCGCCGACCCTGTGTGGTCAAGTATTTCGAATACCGTGACCAAGTGCGCGACCAAGCGCAGGTAATGGGAGTGACGCTGTCAGAGCGCTTCAGCGTAGAGTTTTACTTGCCTATGCCGCGCTCATGGTCAAAGCGCAAAAAGCAGGGGCACGACGGCAAACCGCATCAGGTCAAGCCTGACGCTGATAATCTGCTTAAGGCTTGGATGGACTGTTTTGGCGAGGATTGCGCCGTTTGGTCGGTTTCCGCTTCGAAGTTTTGGAGCGCTTCGCCTGCCGTTGTGCTAGTCGTGCCTGCGCCTTCGCCCTGCGATCCAGCACTGATTGTGGCGTGAGCATGTCCTGCAGGATGCTGACGGGTGCGTCAGGAGGTAGCGAATGAATCGCAAACATCATTGCCAGTTGATTGAGTGTTCGGTCTGAAATCTTTGTGTGCGAACACTCCAACAGGCTAATGTGCGTTTCTGAAAACCCGCACAGCTCCGCCAGTTCTTTTTGCGTGTACTGCATGGCATCACGCCACGCCCTCATGAGACTGGCGCGACTGGCATCGTTTAATGCGCTTTGGGGCGGAAGCCCTGTCAAGGCAGGTGATCAGTGGGGTTGTGGTGATTTTCACACAGCAGAAAATGGGTCATATGTTCGCTCGCTGCAAAAATATTATCAGCGCTTGCCCAGTGTTTCTGCAGCATTGTGCTTGTCATGAGTTCGTTAAGGTATATTATCGAACATATAGCGATCCTACTTAGCGACCATTCAAGGGGTGCGGGGGCACAAAACGCGGCGGCGATGCTTGGTAGGTCTATCCCTCCCCCCAAACGGGGCCTGAATGAACTTTGCCCATCCCCACCCCATGGTGGCCCTTACGGTACGCCTTGCTTTCGCCGCGAAAGTACGGTTTGGCTTATGGCCTAAGCAGGAGTTAAGCACATGCCACGACGTAGCGCAAGTAGCGCCCAGACCAAGCCGATGATCGACGTAGTCGGTCAGGACATCAACAGCGTAGAGTTTGTCCGCCGTGTGATGGGCCCTGGGACGTTAGCTGAGAAGGCCGCAGCGCTGGGCATGAGCCGCAACACGTTTGATGCGGAGCGCAAGCGTCGGGCCGATCAGATCGCGCTACAGACGCGGATTGAGCTGGACGAGAATGTCCACAAGGCGATGGCGACATTAGTGAGCTTGTTGGACTGTGATGACCCAAATGCCCGCTACAAGGCGGCAAAGGATATTTTAGACAGAGCGGGCTTCAAGCCAACCGACCGGGTGGAGGTAACGGCGGAGGTCAAGCGGACGCCGAAGGAGATTGAGGCGGAGGTACGACAGCGCCTGGGTGATGAGTTTGGGGCGAGGCTTTTGGGCTTACAGCCGAAGGACCTGGAGCCTTTGGAAGAGGCCCCTGGCACGAAACAGCAACCGGACATTGAAGATGGCGAATGGCAGAGTATCGCGGCAAAAAAGTAACGCTGAACAAGCCGAGGCGCACACCGGGTGGGCGCAAGAAGTTTGAGGTCTTTGTCAAGAACGATGCTGGCCGCGTGGTGCGGGTAGCGTTTGGCGATCCGCGCATGAGCATCAAGAAGGATCAGCCTGGTCGCAAGAAGAGCTACTGTGCGCGCTCTGGCGGCATCAAGGGCACGAAGGACAGAACGAGCGCGAACTACTGGTCCCGCAAGATGTGGGGCTGTTGATGGCTACAAGCGATACAAACACGGCACAGGCATTGGAGTTAAAGGCGTTGGAACTTTTACGCGAAGCTAGACAGCGTGAAGAGCGTGCGGCAGAAAGCCATATACAGTCTTTGCGCGAAGAGATTCAAAGAAGGGATGAGTTAATCATCTTGCTAGAAACTCACCGTCACGAAATGGCGATGAGCGGCAAACTAAGGAAGGGCTAACGATTTTGGAAGCGTCACGGCGATTAGGTTTGGCGGGTAAAATTTCTGAGGGAATACCCAAGCTATCGGGTCCGCCACAACATGTAGTTGCCACTACTCCACGCAGAGCGAAGGAGCCTATGAGTCAAAGCGATAGGGTGGATCTTCGGAGTCTCGCCCAAGCTGCGCTTCCAAACCTTTTGTGGGCTTGAGCGATGATTGTGAACTTGAGCCCTCTGGAGATTGATTTTCTATTGCGGGAGCTGCAGGCGAACCAGGGGATGATTGCGCCAAGTGCGAGTATCCCGGCCTGGTACCGCCACAGCATTCAGGAGACGTTGCGCGATGCGCTCTTAGCGGACAGGAAGGAGCGCTGGGCCTTAACAGACAAACGCCACAAGGAGTTGTTGGATGCAGAAAAAGAAGGGCTTGTACGCGAATATACACGCCAAGCGGAAGCGAATCAAAGCAGGCTCCAAGGAGCGTATGCGCAAGCCGGGGTCGAAGGGGGCACCGACAGCAAAAGCCTTTAGGGACAGTGCCAAGACTGCCAAACGTACCAAGCGAAAGGGGAAGTGACTAATTTCTTTGCGATGACGCTATCAGACTTTTTTACTGAAACAGCCAGCACCCCTGGTGATTGGCTTAGGGAATTGAGGCAGGAACTTGATCTTACCATGAGTGAGCTTGGCGATTTAGTAGGCGTAAACAGAATCCAAGTCTGGAAGTGGGAAACAGGCAGGGTGCCTCCACCAAAAAGCGCTTTGTTCTGTGCTATGTCACTAAAACTAATTCGCGAGACTGGGCGTGCCAAGCTGGTGCGTGCTACTTATCCAGCAACCCCCAAACGCAAAAGGAAGTGATGCCAGGAATGACCAAGAAGCCGTTCAAGGTTTGTGCGAAGTGTCCGTCACCGGGCAAGTGTAAGGCCGCAGGGCGCTGTCTCAAGAAGTACGGGCCCACCAAAAAGAAATGACTTTGCAAGTGATCCCAATCACGTTGAAGGAAGCGAATCAGTTAGTAGAGCGCTGGCACCGGCACCACAAGCCGGTAGTCGGTCATCGCTTTTCATTAGGGGCTATTGACGCAGAGGGGGCCTTACATGGCGCTGTGATTGTAGGCAGGCCGGTAGCGCGGTTAGCGGGTTCACCGCAGCATGTCGCCGAGGTCACACGGTTAGTGACAGATGGGACTAAGAACGTCTGTTCGATGCTTTACGCTGCAGCGGCAAGAGCGGCCAAGGCGATGGGATTTATGCGCATTCAGACCTACACGCTTCAGGAAGAGCCTGGCATTTCTTTGCGGGCCTCTGGTTGGGAGTTTGATGGGTTATCCAGTAACCCTAGCGCGTGGACGCACCGTGGCGATAAGTTACGCAGGCGGGACCAGCCGATTGGGCGCAAGCAGCGCTGGGTCAAACGCTTAAACAAACAGACTCCAGTTGTCGATTGGGCACAGGAGCCACCTTTTCAGCAAGGAGTGCTTTGGGCATGACTAGAAACGAAGAGGCGGACGCCTACGTTCAGCAGCAATGGCTGGAAGAGGTGGATGAGGTTCTGAAGTTGCGGGACTTGTACGAAGAGACGCGGCGCACCAGGGCCTTTGACTTCTATGAGCCCTACCCGTTTCAGTTGCGCTTCCATGAGGCCTTGGACGATCAGGGCAACCGGGCGCGGCAACGCTGTTTGATGGCCGGGAACAAGACGGGCAAGACCTACTCCGGTGCAATGGAGGTGGCCTATCACCTGACGGGGATTTACCCTGATTGGTGGAAGGGTGTGCGCTTTGAGAGGCCGATTCAAGCCTGGTGTGCCGGCAAGAGCCACTACGCCACACGCGACATCGTGCAGGCGGAGCTGTTGGGCGAGTCAGGAGATCCTGATGCGTTTGGGACCGGCGCAATCCCACGGGACTTGATTGTCAAGACCGAGCGCAACCCCGGCGTACCGAATGCGATTGGCTTTGCGCTGATCAAGCATGTCAGTGGTCGCAACAGCCGCTTGCAGTTCAAGAGTTATGATTCGGGTCCAGCGGCCTGGATGGGGGTAGCGGTGGACTATGTCTGGCTGGATGAGGAGCCACCCCAGGAGATTTACAGCCAGGCGCTGCGTTCTACGCTGAAGTCTGGAGGTCCTGTAGCCTTGACCTTTACGCCAGAGAATGGCGTGACCGGCGTGGTGGGGATGTTTTTAAACGAGCGCAAGGCGGGTCAGTCGTTGATTCAGGCGACCTGGGATGATGCGCCCCACCTGAGTTTGGAGGTACGCGAAGAGATCCTGGCAGCGTTGCCCCCGCATGAGCGGTTGATGCGCTCAAAGGGAATCCCGATGCTCGGTTCAGGGCAAGTGTTCCCGGTACCGGAAGACAACATCAGTTGCCCGGCCTTTTCGATTCCAGAGCATTGGGCGCGGATTGCAGGGATTGACTTTGGTTTTGACCACCCCACGGCCTGTGTCTGGCTGGCTCATGACCGGGACACCGACACGGTCTATCTCTATGACGCCTATCGGGAGAAGGGCAGTGGGATGTTGCAACACGCTGAAGCGATCAAGCACAGAGGCCCCTGGATCCCGGTAGCCTGGCCGCATGACGGCAGTATCCATGACAAGGGTAGTGGCGAAGCTTTGGCAACACAGTACCGGCGGGCAGGGATTCGCTTTTTGGGAAGCCACTTCACGAACCCGGAAGGCGGGATCGCGGTGGAGCCGGGGATCATGTCGCTACTGACGCGGATGCAGACGGGGCGCTTCAAGGTCTTCAATCATCTGGACACCTGGTTCCAAGAGTTTCGGATGTACCATCGCAAGGACGGCAAGATTGTGCGCAAGGTCGATGACTTGATGAGTGCCACTAGGTATGCCGCACAGAGCCTCAGATACGCCATCACGAACAGTTTCCAGCCCAGACCTTCTGTAGCCGTGGGCAGTCTCTCAGACGGCACCTTCGACCCCTTTGACTTCTGGGTCAAACACCCAAACAACCACGACTACACAGGATTGCCGTCATGAGAGTAATAGCACCGCGTCCAACTTTTTCCATTACAATTCCTGCTGCACGGCTTCCTAGGCGTGACACCGACTTCAACATCCGCGAAGCGCTCAAGCAAAATCGGCAGGCGTTACTGGGCGCACAGGAAACGGGTAAAGCCGCACTCGCTGGATACGAAGAGTTGGCACCGCAGTACAACCAGGCGGTAGAGAGAGCCCGCAACTACCAGGGCACGCTGACGCGGGACTACAACCGCTATGTGCAGGACCGCAACCAGGCGGTAGACACCTACAACCGACAACTTCAGCAGCGCTATCAGACGTATCAGAACGTGACGGCTCAAGGTGCTGGCCTAGAGCGCAGTTACAAGGCCGCACAGCAGGAGTTGAACCGCTTGAGCGGTATCAAGGATTCGGCAGCCCAGCAGGCTAATAAGCTCTATGGCACCTACTCCTCCCAGTATTCGGCAGCGACAAAGACCGGACAACAGCAGTACCAGAGTCAGCTTGGCGGGTATCAGTCAGAGATCAGCAATCTACAAAAAAACATTCAGACGTACCAAGGAGAGCTAGGCACATTTACGCAGAACATTTCTGACCGGCAGCGCTACATTCGCAACATTAGCAAGTTGCCCAACTTTTATAAAGTTTACACGAACCTGGCAGGGCGTTCGTTCGCGGTGCAACCAGAAAGCGCAATGAGTTCATCGCAGACCACACCAAAGTTTTACAACATCAGAGAGATTTCATCGACAGGCGAGTTAAAACTTGGCAGCGAGTACCGGCGGTCCTACTACGAAAGCAGCATCTACAATGACATTTTACGAAATTACCAAAACAAGGGTCAATCGGTCACCGACTATACCTACAGTCGTTACCAAGCTGGAGACTTTGACTATGACCGTTACCGTTCAGTAGTCGGGAAGACACAAGGGTTGCTGGATTTAAGCAGCAAGCACGCTGACGCCATTCAAGGCTACCTAGCAGACATTGAAAACAAGAACCGGCAGATAGAGCTGGCGTCAGGAGCAATCACACGGGCAGACAAGAACTACCAGGACTTACTGAAAGACACCGGCTATGTGACGCGCTACGCCCAACAGCAGTCGGCAGGCGCACTACAGAACTATCAGCGCTACCTGCAAAATACTTACAATCCAAGTGTGAATACTTACAACCAGTATGCCTCTGGCACCTACAACCCAGCGGCACAGGCGTATCAGAACTTTATGGGCTCTGGTCAGGTTCAGCAGGCGCTACAGAATTATCAGTCGTTAGCCCAGGACACGGGCTTTGTAGACCGTGCCGCCAGTGACACCAAGGCGGTGTATGACGCCAGCCAGCAGGAGTATTCGCGTCTACAAGCAGCGTATGAAGGCATGGCACCACAGTTAAACGAGTACAGCCAACAGGCGGAAACCGCGAAGCAACAGGTCTTGACGCTGGCAGGGCAGGCACCTGGGCTACAGCGTTCGCTGGCAATAGACACCGAAGCCAGGAAGCGCGGTGACCGTCTAGGCTATCGGCGTTCTATTTTGAGCCAGGGCTACAAACGTCGTGGAGCTGCACGTTGAAGCAGGAGTTTCGTGACGGCATTGCCAAGGCAATCAAGCGCAATGGGCATGACACGACAGTAGACGCTGTGGTGGCTGCAATCGAAGCAGGCAAACTGGTCTTGTACAGCAGTGAGAATAGTTGCCTAGTCGCAGCGTATGAAGATGGCCCAGACGGCCTGGAAGGCTACGGAATCTATGTCGCAGGCACTTTACGCGAGTTGGTGGCAGAAGTAATTCCACAGGCGGAACTTGATGCCCGCAAACGTGGAGCTGTACGAATTTACCAAAACGGGTTCAAGGGCTATCAACGAGTTTTGAACAAGTTAGGCTTTCGATTAAAAACCGTACTTATGGAAAAGGAGTTAGTCGATGTGTAAACCCAAAAAACCAAAGTTTATTGAAGACGCTCAAAAAGCAGGCGACAAGTTTGTTAGAGATGTAAAAGACCAGGGCGAGCGTGCAATCAATGCCGCAACAGTAAATACGCAGACAACCTTGACCAATCTAGGCATCAACACCGAGCAGGACTTCATGCCCAAGATTGACATCAACATGCCCACGTTGAGCAACCAAAAGCTGAACCTAGACCAAGACTTCACCCGCATTAGTGCGCGTGGGTTGCAGGAGTCCTTCGTCAAACAGGCAGGCAATCTACAGAACGAGTTAATCAAGATAGGCACGGCCGGTCAGGAAGCGTTAGTACAAGCAGGCGCAGCGGCACAAGCGCAAGCGGTACGGGCAGGCGCAGCCATGCAGGAAAATGCCGTTCAGTTCGGTAAAAACATTTCTGGCGGTCAACGCAATGAATTGTTGGAACACTACGCAAATCAGTTGACCAAAGGCGGTGAATCACAAGCGGCACAGGTCACAAAGTACGCAGAAGAAAAAGCTATACCTTTTGCGGGTGACGTTGCTGCTACAGTCTATGGAGACAAAAACCCAGCAGTTAAGTTTGTACAAGGTGCTGTCAAGGACGCAGAAGGCAACACTGGTGGCATTGAAGCGCTACCGACAGATTTTGCAAATTTTAATATTGAACTAGCCAATCTGGTTTTTGGTGATGACGATGGAAGCAGTGGCGGTCAGGTAACGACTGGCGACAACCTAGCACCAGCCCCTACAATTGACGATCCAGGTGTGATACCGGAAATGGAGCAGGCAACAACCAAGGCTGGTCAAATGTCTGAAGAGGAGCGGCTACGTCGAATGCGACGCCTGTTGTTGAACCGCTATGGCCGTGAAGACACAATTCTTTCGGGTGGTGGCGATACGCAGAGCCGCCGAAGGTACGCCTTATGAGCGAGTTAGCCAATTCCTTGGTGCAAGAATACGAAGCGCTCAAGGGAGACCGTGGCAACTGGGAAAACATGTGGCAGGACATTGCCGAACTGATGATCCCAAGGCGTGCCGACTTCACCAACCGCTACCGCGCCCCGGGGGAGCAGCGGCGTGACCGGATCTACGAAAGCTCTGCCGTCCGGGCCTTGGTCCGCGCAGCCTCTGGCTTGCACAACACGCTGACCAGTTCTACCGTCCCTTGGTTTGCCTTGGAAACCGAAGACCGCGAGTTAATGAAAAACCGGCAGGTACAGCTCTGGCTGGAAGACGCGACAAGGCGCTGCAACGGGATCTTCAATGCCCCCCGCAGTGGCTTTCACCAAAGCGCCCATGAGTTCTACCTGGATCTGTTGGCCTTTGGCACCGGCTGTATGTACGTCACGCAAGAGCCGGGCATGGGGCCTGTGTTCAAGTCTTACTTTCTGGGCCACACCTACATTGCTGAAAATAAAACGGGCATGGTGGACAGCGTCTACCGGCGCTTTGATGACACCGCCCGCTCTTTGTACAAACAGTTTGGCAACAAGCTCCCCGATGAGATCATCAAGGCTGCCGACAAGGAACCGTTCCAGCGCTTTGAGTTGTTGCATGTGGTCCGGCCCCGTTTGAACGCACCGGGCAAGACATCCAAGCAGAAGCCCTTCCTGTCGATCTACATCCACCCAGAAAGCCGCAAGGTGGTGCAGGAGGGCGGATTTGATGAGATGCCTTATATTGTCAGCCGCTGGCAAAAGAACTCTATGGAAGTCTATGGGCGAGGCCCCGGCGTAGAAGCGCTGCCTGATGTGCGAATGATTAACGAGATGGAGCGTGTCGGCCTGATTGCCTTACAAAAAGTCGTAGACCCGCCGTTGTTGGTACCGGACGATGGCTTCCTGTCGCCAATCAGAACTACCCCTGGTGGACTGAACTACTACCGCGCAGGCTTGGGGCCACAGGACCGGATTGCGCCTTTACAGACCGGTGGGCGGGTAGACCTCAATGAAGCAAAGATTGGGCAGGTACGCGCAGCGATTGACCGCACCTTCTTTTTAGACTTGTTGGAATTACCAGGCCCCACGGCAGCCGATGGGGATGTACTGCGCTTCAGCGCAACAGAGATTGCGGCACGACAACGTGACCGACTTTCGATTCTAGGCCCGATTGTGGCGCGTCAGGAGGCCGAAATGCTAGGCCCCTTGGTCATCCGTACCCTTAGTGTGATGCTGCGCTCTGGGATGCTCCCACCGCCACCACAGGTGCTGCTGGATGCTGACTTCAAGGTAGCGTATTCCAACCCAGTGGCAATTGCGATGCGCTCAGGCGAGTTGGCTTCCATCAGTCAGTTGATACAGTTTTTGGTGCCGTTTGCGCAACTGGACCCCACGGTCATTCAACGATTCCAGACAGGGCGGGTAGCGGAGTTGGCGGCAGAGATACTGAAGGTCAGCCCCAGCGTATTCAAGTCTGGCGAAGAGTTGGAAGCTGAACAACGTGCGGCAGAAGAGCAGCAGGCCCAACAGCAGGAGTTGGTACAAGCCAACGCGATTGCTGAACAACAAAACCTCATCAGCCAGAGCCGCCGCAATGAGTCGGTGGCCTATCTGAACGAAGCACGGGCACAGAGACAATGAGACTCAGCGAAAAGGAAAAGCGGCGTCTAGCGGACTACCGCACGGTCTTTCAAAGCGTTCATGGGGAACGCGTGCTTGCAGATTTGTGTCAACGACATGGGATTTTTGATCCCTGTCATGTTCCAGGGGATGCGTATTCCACCGCCTACAACGATGGGCGGCGCAGTGTAGTGGTCGACCTGCTACGCTACCTGAATACTGACCTGGAGCGTCTTACCAACCTTTTAGACAGTCCTTATGGAGACTACGACCCAAGAGGCGACAGCGTCGCAGCCATCTGAAGCACCAATAGAACCTAGCCAAGCAGGGCTAGCGCCCGAAGGCTCCAGCGTCAACAGCCTGGCGTTCGATCCCACCAGTCTGCCCGAAGATTTGGCAAATGAACCCAGCCTGCGCAGTTTTGATGATGTCGGCAAGCTAGCAAAGAGTTATGTACATCTAGTTAAGCGCCTGGGCGTTCCCCCGGATCAGTTAGTGCGTCTGCCCTCCAGTCCAGACGACACCGGCTGGTCTGAGGTGTATGAGCGCCTGGGCCGCCCCAATGAAGTCAGTGGCTACGAGATCAATGCCCAGGATGAGGTAACCAGCCAGTATCTGCAGGAAGCCCACAAGCTGGGGCTCTCCAAGGTGCAGGCCCGTCAGCTCTATGACTGGTACACCAAGAACCAGGAATCCAACAACGCTGCAGACCGTGACGCCTGGCAGTACCAGCAACAGAACTACGTTCAGGAATTGCAAAAGGAATGGGGGCGAGACTATGCCGCCAACACCGATGTAGCCCGCCGTGCGTTCCTGCAGTTGGCGGATGCCGAAACCCTGAAGCTTGTGGAAGAGACAGGCATTGGCAACCATCCCGGCCTAGTTAAAATGATGAACAAGGTCGGCCAGTTGATGGCAGAAGATGGGCTCCTGCAGAACGATGTGGGCACCAGCGGCAACGGTGGCCGTGTGGATATTGAAGGTCGCCTCAGTGAGTTGATGGCCTCAGATTCGCCCTACTGGGACGGGATGCACCGCGACCACGACCGCTATGTTCAGGAGGCCCTGCGCCTGCGGGAACTGCTAACATGAACTTGGAAGAGAAGCGTGAGCTGCGCATGGAGTGCCTGCGGCTTGCAGTAGAAAACGGGACACAGGTCGATGTCAGTGATCCGATCCCACTTGCAACCACCTATTATCTGTGGGTTATATCAGATCTAGAGCCGGCACAGACCGGACAGAAACCACCGCCTAGCCGTAAACGCTAGGCACAATCCCCCATGCGAGGCTGCGGTTCGGACAATCGTTCAGACCCGTAATCACGCACCTACCATAGAGCCCCCTTTGCGGGACAACTCTGATTTCAGGCATGGGAACGCCGAAATTGGAGTGACTAATGTCATCGCAAATTACGACGGCGTTCGTACAACAGTACAGCGCCAACTTACAGCACTTGAGCCAGCAGAAAGGCTCACGCCTGCGCGGTCTAGTGCGTGTTGAAGCCGTTCGCGGCAAACAAGCCTTTTTTGACCAGATTGGTAGCCAGTCCGCCAGCGTGCGAACCACCAGAGCTGCCGACACCCTACTGAACGACACCCCCCACAGCCGCAGAATGGTCACCCTCGCCGACTACGAAGTCGCCGATCTGATTGATGACCAGGACAAGCTACGGATGATCGTAGACCCCGCCAGTTCCTACGCACAGGCCCAGGCATTCGCCATTGGTCGCAGCATGGATGATGTCATCATCACCGCCGCCACCGGCGATGCGAAAACTGGCGAAACCGGAGGGACCACCACCTCTTTGCCAAGCGCTCAGAAAGTATTGGTCGATCATGGAGGTTCCAGCGAAGGGCTGACACTTGGCAAGCTGCGCGAAGCCAAATACATCATGGATAACAATGATGTAGACCCGTCGATTCCGCGTGTGATGGTAATTGGACCAAAGCAGCTCCAAGACCTCTTGGAAAGCACTACCATTACGAGTAGCGATTACAACACCGTTAAGGCGTTGGTACAAGGCGAGTTGAATACCTTCATGGGGTTCAACTTCATTACCAGCACCCGGCTGGCTCACAACACCGGCACCGATGTGCGGACCTGTTTTGCGTATGCCGTAGACGGAATCACGCTAGCGGTAGCCAAGGATCTGACCGTGCGCATTGATGAGCGCCCAGACAAAGGTTATGCCGTCCAGGTGTATGCCTGCATGAGCATTGGCGCTACCCGCATGGAAGAAGAAAAGGTTGTCCAAATTTCTTGTGACGAATCGCCACCCGCCTAACAGGAGCTGACTAATGGCAAATAATAACACCACCAAAATCACAAACATCACGGCAGATCCGTCGGTGAATGTGAATGCTGCTGAAGCCCACGGGCGGATGCGGGTCTGGTATGACACGTTTGAAGCCAGTTCTACAGCAGCTTCAGACACGATTACCTTTGCAAGAATGCCGAAGGGCGCCACCATCTGGGAAGTCAAGGTGATGGCAGACGCTCTAGGCGCTAGCGTAACCCTCAAGGTCGGCGACGCTTCTGACGATGACCGTTTCATTACGGCCACCACAATGAACACCGCCAACCTGGTAACCAACACCAACGCAATCGCCGGTGTGGGCTACAACTACACATCCCAGACCGATCTGATTGCTACCGTTGGTGGCGCAGCCGCGACTGGGACAATTGCCTTCATGGTCTTCTATACGTTAGGAGACTAATGACTTCAGTCGTTCAGATATGCAACATCGCCCTGTCCAACCTGGGCGAGGCGAAAATCGCAGCGCTGACCGACGAAAACGAGCGGGCGCGGCAGTGCAACCTTCGCTATGAAGACTGCCGTGATGCCGTGCTTCGCTCTCACCCCTGGAATGCGGCGGTCACCCGTGCGGCTCTGGCTGCCAGTGTCACCGCTCCAGCCTGGGGGTATGCCAAGAAGTTTGCCCTCCCCGCTGACTGTCTCCGAGTCTTGGACATTGAAGATTTTTACCAGGACTACAAAGTGGAAGGCCGCTTTGTGTTCACCGACGCAACAGCGGTCAACCTTCTCTACATTGCGAAGGTCACCGACCCCACCCAGTTTGACAGCTTACTACTGCACGCCATTGCCATGAAGCTAGGCAGTGAGATCGCTGAAGCGCTCACAGGCCGTGCGGAGCTGCGTGACCGAATGCTTTCAAAGTATTTACAGATTTTAGCGGAAGCCCGTGGCGTAGACAGCCAGGAGCGCTCCCAGGCAGGCGAGTTCATTGCTGATGGCTTTATTAACGCCAGGTTGGTAGGCAGCACCTACCGCCGAGCAGTACCGGCTCCATAATGCGGATTCAGGCCCTTCAATCCAGCTTTGCAGACGGGCAGATCAGTCCGCGCATGCAGGGGATGGTGGAGCTTGAATCGTACAAGTCCAGCCTCGCCACGCTGGAAAACATGGTCGTGTTGCCACAAGGCAGCTTAACTCGCAGGCCAGGTACGTTTTTCGCGGCAACCACCAAAGCCAACGGACAAGCTCGACTGATACCCTTTAGCCGTGGTCAGGGCACCAGCTTGGTGCTAGAGTTTGGCAACCTCTACATCCGCTTCTTCGCCAACGATGGCCCTGTGCGAACGGATGACATTGCAGGCACCTACAGCCAAAGCACGACTACTGTTACGGTAACGAAGTCTAGCCACGGCTACAGCGCCTCTGATGAGGTCTACCTCGACTTTACTTCAGGTGATGGTGTGGACGGCTTCTACACCATTGCTACAGTACCTGACGCCAATACCTTTACGGTTACCAGCACCACATCGCAGACCACCAGCGGTAACGTCAACATCAGCCAACGGTACGAAGTCACCACTAGCTACACGGCGGCCCAGGTAGATGACCTAGCCTTTACACAGTCTGCTGACGTACTTTTCTTAGCCCATCCCAGCCACCCACCAGCCCGCCTGGAGCGTAACGACACAAACAATTGGACGCTGACAGAACTGCTACCGAGTTCAGGAAGTAGCCCGACCACGGTCTTGACCGATGGGCCTTTCCTGGCAACCAACACCACCGACACCACGCTGACAGTAGCGCTGGCAGATACGGCCAACTGGACGGCCAGTTTTACCAATGGCGCACTCAGCCTGGAAGAAGTCGGCACGGTCAGCCCAAGCAATGTCGATGTCACGACCAACAGTTTTACGCTAGCGAATCACCCGCTGGTGAACGGTATGAAGGTGCAGTTTTCTGCGATACCAAGTGGGTTTACAAGTACCCCTACGCTATCGGCAACCACCGATTATTTTGTCGTTTCTGCCACACAGAACACCTTCAAGGTAGCGACCACCGCAGGCGGAACGCCGGTAGACATTACGGCAGCGCCCACCTCCGATGATATGACGGTGAACAAGTCCTTTGTAGATAAGGATGTGTACATCCGCGTCACGGCAAGTGCGGTGACGGGCATCAACGACGATGCTGGTTTTGTTTCAACAGACATTGGCCGCTACCTGCGGTTAAACTCTGAGGTCGCCCCGCAAATCAAGTGGGGTTACGGCGAGATCATCGAGCGTCTAAGTGGGTCAGAAACCACGGTCGTGCTGGTCAAGCTCAAGAAAGCCATCGCAGGCGTAGGCGCTACTACAGAATGGCAGCTAGGTAGCTTCAGCGAAACCACCGGCTACCCGCGTACCGTACAGATTTACCAACAACGCCTAGTCTATGCGGGCACCACCGAAGAGCCACAGACTTTGTTTTTTAGCAAGACCGCCGACTTCTTTAATTTTGCGGCCACCGAACCGCTAGGGCGCTCTACGGGACAGTTTGACAGCGCAGGCAGGTCAATCATTGGTGAACAGATTTACGAAGACAACGCGCTCAGTCTCACCATCAGTTCAGACACAGTAGATCAGATTGAATGGCTTTCGGAAGACCGGCGACTAACAATCGGCACCAGTGGTGGCATATTCCAATGTTACGGGACCGATGACGATGTGACTTTGACACCATTCAGTTTCAGCATTACCAAAGTATCCGCCTGGGCCTGTGACCCAACGGCCCTACCCGCCAAGGTCGGCAACAACTTATTATATGTACAGAACAACGGGCGGAAGCTCCGTGAGTTAGCCTTCGACAAACTCCAGGACCAGTACAGTGCGGCAGACCTGACGCTTAGAAGTGAAGACATTTCCGAAACCGGCATCATCGCAACGGCCTACCAGGACCAACCGTACAGCGTGCTGTGGTGCTTGCGTAACGATGGCAGGCTGGCAGGGTTAACGTATGTTGATCTACTACAGATGCGGGCCTGGAGCCGCCACACAATCGGCGGTAGCCACACCGATGCAACGTATGGGAATCATGCGAAGGTCGAAAGCATTGCCAGCATCCCCAGAGGCACACACGACCAGCTCTGGATGATTGTAAAGCGCGACATCGACGGGGGCGTGAAGCGCTATGTTGAATTCCTAGAGCGCTTTTTTGTCGCATCTGAAGTGGTGCCGAGTGACGCACACTTCGTAGACAGCGGCCTAGAAGAGCCACCCAGCCGCACCAGCGCATCTACCGCTGTCAGTGCCTTAGATCACCTGGAAGGCGAAAGCGTGGCGATCCTTGCTGATGCGGCCGTACAGCCGAACAAGACCGTCAGTTCAGGTGCCATCACGCTACAGACCGCAGCTACCAACTTCCGTATTGGCCTGGGCTACAACAGCGACATCAAGAGCCTGCCAATGGTGGCGATGACCGGACAGGGCACCAGTGTAGGCAACCGCAAGCGCATCCATCGCTTTACCGTGCGCCTGTTGGAATCACTGAGCTTTAAGTTTGGCACAAACGCCAACGACCTAGACGCCGCAACCATCGCTTACTTAGAAAGCCTTGGGCTGAACTTTGGGGTCAACATCAGCGACCTGACCGAAGCGGTCTTCCGTACAGCCAGCGACAATATCGGCAGCGCTTTGGCTTTTTTTACCGGCGAGAAGACCTACCAGGTTGGCGATCAGTTCAACACGATTACCCAGTTATTCTTGCGACAGGACCAACCGTACCCGTTTTCTGTCACTTTACTAGCAATTGATTACCAGACCAACGAATGAGTGCATTAGCCGCTTTTGCAGCAATTACCGCAATCAGCACGGGCCTGAAGATGTATGGGCAGGCCCAACAGAACGCCCAGCAGGTCACAAACCTACGCGCCCAGGCGTCTGAATACCGTGCTAGTGCTGCAGAAAACCTAGCCTTTGCCCGGGAGCAGGCGGGCTTGTACATGCAGACAGGCTTTGAAAACGCCAGAGCCATAGAGTTCCGTGGCGCGGAGCTACTGATGCAGGAACAAATCGCCGGCCAGCGACGTATCGGTAGCATTCGCGCACGGGCTGGCGCTTCAGGCGCTAGCGTCAACGTAGGGACACCGGCCAACGTACAGATCGCTCAAGCCTTTGCCAACGACTACAACCAAAGAATGCTGGACTACAACACGCGCTACGAAGCGGCCCGCACAAGGCTAGAAGCAAAGAACAAAGCAAAGATGGAATTGCGACGCGGACAACTGGCCTACAACCAACTGATGCGCAGAGCGGCCCTAGCCGACCAAGGCGCAGGGCAGGTAGCAGGAGCCCGCGATCTACAACTATTCAGTACATTACTAGGTGGAGCTGCTGATTTTGGTAGCACCTACTACCGATTCGGTCAGCTTAATGACACTCCAACGGCACCGTAATGGCCCGATTACCTTTTGAAACCGCTAGCGTACTACCGCAACAGAATCGGTTAAGCGCACCGAACGTCCCAAATGCACCTGGCCCGATGGACATGAGTGTGCCTGGTGGTAATGCCCAGAACCGAGCTCTGATGAGTCTAGGTGAGAGCATCGCCCGCATAGGACGCACAGCGGCAGACATTTACTTAACACAGGCGGAAAAGGAAAAAGACGAGCAGAACAGAATCGACATTGTGCAGGGCGGGCAGTTCTACGATGACCAGTTCAATGGTTTTCTAACAGATTTAGAAAAAGACCCAACCGACAGCGCGGGTGCGATGATCCGTTACGAAAGTTTCATGACGGGTCTACGCGAAACTTTTCAAGAGCAGTACAAGGACAAACCAAAGCGAGTCCGTAACGCGGTTCAGCAGATTCTTGATAACAAGGATGTACAGGTCAAGCACCTGGTGCAGATGCAGTCGATTCGACGGCAACAGAAAGCGGACATAAGTCAGCGGGCAATAAAGGTAGTTCAAGCGTTAGGCGAAGCAGCACAAGGGCTCAATGCAGAGTTTTTTGCCAGCACAGCCCAACAAGGTGAGCAAGAGTTTCGTGAACTGTACACTCAGCGAACACAGGAACTGATTGACCCAATCCTAGAAGGCATGCCTGCAGGGTTGCGGCAGGAAGTAATGCTGCAGGTTGATGATGATGCAGTGCGTCATGTATTAGGTGCCGTACAAGGCCGCCAACGTTATTTGAAAGAAGCGGCACTCGCAGGACTGATTCAAGAAGAAGACCGGATACTGCGCACAGCACCTGACCGTGAACAGGCTTTAGACGATTACACTGAAGCCATGAACGATGCGGCAGACAGTAATGTAATTACCCAGCCGCAGGCCGCCAATAAGATCGTTGAGTTTGGGCGCAAGTACGACAAGGCACAGATTACCGCGCTGCGCAACTCTGGTGACATTGCCACCGTAAGCGCTTTGCTGGAAGCATTGAAGAACGATCCAGAGCAGTTCCCTAGTCTGCCAGTCCCAGACCGGCGCATCGAAATCACTAGGGCTGAAAAGACCTTGCTTGGGTTGCAGTCTGCTCTAGCAGGGCAGGTGCGCCAAGGCATTGAGTTTGATATTGGCAGCATGTTGGACCCGTCGTTCCGTGAGCTAGACCCAGATGTTCAGATGCGGATTCGGTCAGAAGATAACCTAGAAGCACAATTGATGTTGCTGCCGAACGTAGAAGAACAAGACGCTTATCGGTTGCTGTTTACCTATGCCAAAAACGCTAGCGACCATTTGGCGGATGTAGAAACCATGAATATGCAGGAGCTGGCAAACACAGAAGCGATCCTGCGCCCTGAACGCTACATCGAAGGCCAGCAGAACAGGGTATTTAATGACCAGGCGAATTTATACAACCAAGCCATCAAGCAGATGGCTGCGGTGCAGGAACGCCGCATCAAAGACCCAGCCAGCTTCTACCAGATACCTGAAGGTCAAAGTCCGTTTGCTGCGGCAACGATCAAAGAAGTATTAAATACAGAACTAGAATATGTAGGCAGTTCAATTGAAGCCGTCAGCGACAGAGAGCTACGCCGCATGCACATCAATGGGAATGTGCGCCTGTTTAGCAACGAGACCTTGAAAGCTCTAAAAACAGAGTACGACGGTCTAGAGTCAGGGCCAAAGGTTCGCACCTTTGTTCAGCAGTTTGAGCGTCAGACCCAGAAGTACGGGCCGATGGCGTTTGCAGAAGTTGCAGGCACCAACAAGAACCAGCCTGGTATTGGCCTACCTGCGCGGGCAATGCTTTACGCTGAAATCAGCAGTGAAGGCACTTTACAAAATCTGTTTGATTCAGAACGTAATGGGAAGGTCAACCGCGAAAACGCCAGCGACATTTTTGAAAACAATAATTTAAACCAAATTGAAACCACAGTTCTAGGCAACGAAGACATAGGCAACTTCCTAGACAGCATCCAGATTGACCCAGGCGGTGCGGCCCTAGCCAATGACTTCAAGGAAGCCATCGTAGACTACGTTCTGGAGCTGGGCCGTGGTCCGCTTGGTGTTCCACTCGGTGACGCTGTAGAGTTGGCCGCTGACCACATTGTCAACGAAAACTACGTCTTCTTGGATGTCAACCGTGGTGACGCGCCAGTCCGCTTGCGAAACGAACAGTTAGGCGGACTGAGTCCTGAAGACATGGGCAACGCGCTGACCGACTGGACTACCCAGTGGTTATCAAAGCGCAAAGCAGGCATGGCAGATGTTGCTATCGAAGATGACCTGTGGATCTGGAAGGTGCGCGGTGACGAAACCGGCCTGGAGTTGGTCAGCCTAAACCCAGCACGCGGCAACCAGATCGCCAACCGCAGCTCTGGTGAAGTGATGAACTTCCAAGACCTGAAGTTGATTACAGAGCGCTACGTCAACGGCGAAACACAACTACAACTAGACGCAGAATCACAGGCCGAAGAGCAGCAGATCATCAGCGAACAGCCGCAGAGTTCGATAGCGGAGATGTTCCGCGAACGAAAGGCCGCAGATCCAGCCGTACAACCAGGTGAAGACGCGCCTGAACCTGCACCGGCAACCCGTGCCGCACAACCACCGCCAGAACCGACACCAGAACCGACACCAGAACCTGAACCAGTAGAAGAGCCACCAAAAGAAAGCCCGCTAGTCGGCTTGTATCGCAGGCGTCAGCAGGAAGTGAATCAGCCCAAGGGTAAGCGCTCTACCGCAAAGAAGCAGCCCCCTGCCCCTGAACTAGACTTTAGCAAGATCCCCGCAGGCATTGCACCGACAGATGACCCAGCCCTAGAAAACGAAATCACAAAGGTCTTTGGTTCGGCAAGCAGGCGTATCCGCGACCAGGTAGAGCAGTACATTCTTAAAGAAGACGGCAACATTGCAGAAGGTTCGATCCGCTTCCTAGAGGCGCAGCGTGACATGCACATTGACAACGCTTCAGCGTACATGCGCTACAACGACACCAACAAGGAAGACCGTGGCACCTACACCGCAGGCGCGTTGCCGCTACTAGCTGAAGAACTAGCGATGGCCCGCGTGTATCAAGAACTTATTACGCTGCATAGTCGATGATTTATCACCCTGACACATCTGACTTCCCAGGTGGTGAAGAGCAGTTCCTGAAGGACTACCGTCCAAGCGCTGGGCGTATGTTCAAAATTGGCATGGGCGCAGGCTTCGATGACACGCTACCAGGGTTGTTGACATCGCTATCAGAGATGGATCAAGCAGAAAACCAGCCACTACTCACGAAGGAAGACTGGGAAGCCAGTAAGTTCTACGACCCGGAGATCAAGTGGGACGATAGCTTTACAACACCGAAAGCAAGACTACTGAAGGAACGCCGTGACCGCGAACGCGAACTAGGTTTCTTGCTGGACCGCGCAGGCATGGGCGCCACTGCCAGTTTTTATGCCGGTGCATTGGTGGGTACTGTACCAGATCCGGTCAACTACATCCCCTTTGTCGGCATTGCATCGAAAGCCAAGAGTGCCGCCGTGTTGGGCAAGATCGCACAGTCAGGACGGCTAGGTCGTGGTGCCACCACTGCTACGGATGCGGTGCTAGGTACAGCTCTACTACAGCCCTTGGTCTTTGCCGAACGCGACACCTACCAACTGAAGTACGACACCCGTGATGCGCTGACCGAACTAGGTCTGGCGCTGGGGCTAGGCTTTGGATTGGGTGCCGCACTGGGGCGGGTGCATCCGAAAGATCCAGATCCAGCAGTGCGGGCGCAAGAAGGCACGGTCAGAGTGAACCGCAAGGGCGACATCGAAATCAAGGAAGGGCGGGCACCCGATCCAGAAACACCGTCTGCTAGAGCTGCCGCCAACATCGCACCACAGGACGCAAAGACGGCCATTGATGTAGCGATTGCACAGCAGGCCGCAGGCGAATCTGTCAATGTTGGGAAGTTTGCACCAACGCAGCCCGTCAGACAGACCGTTGATGGCGCTGAAGCACCGGAAGTGACGCCTGCAGAAACCTTTCAGGCTGACGCTAGGGTAGAACCGGCGCCAGATCCTGTGCCCGATGATACGCCAATTGACGCCAACGAAGCACGGCTACAGCAGTTGGAGGCAGAGCTAGACGAGCGCATTCGCACCGAAGAAGCCGAAGGACGCTTGAAGGAAGAAGACGCTACAGATTTGGCGTACATCGACGAAGAAGTGAAAGAACAGGAACTTTATCACCAGGCCGTTTTTGAAGTCACCGAATGTTTGATCCGTAATGGCTAGAAAAGTAGACCCGTGTCTGGGTGTAGCGAACAGCACTAAGTTTGGGCTGAAGGCGTCAGAAGCCAAGGAATTGGTAGATGTCCTGCGCAATGAACAGCGCAATGTGCGAGCTACAGCAAAAGGTGACTACACCATCCAGTTCCGCAAGACCGCAGAAGAACTGACTGCACGACAAAAAAAGGAACTTGCCGCCAAGCGATTGCAGCGCAAGCAACAGGTATTTAAGAACGAAGCGCTCGACGCCAAGATGGACGCAGGCAACAACAAGGAAGCAACACTGAGCCGCATGATGGTCGGTAGCGCCAAGCGTGGGTTTCAGGCGCTGGACAGTATCGCCAGTAAACAGATCGCGATGGGCAAGCTGCGGGTCGGCAGAATCTTGAGCGTATTCGGCAAGACGAATCTACAGCTCAGTCGCCCTACCGTGTTTGGGCGTTACCCATTCGGCAAAGGCTTATTCGATGACGAAGAGTTTCAGACGGCGCTGATTCAAGAACTATTTGATGGGCTAGGCACCAGCCGCAGCAACGAAGCACGGCAGATGGCCGAAGCGATCCTGAAGGAAAAGCGCGAGATGATTAACGCGCTGCAGGCAGAAGGCGTACCGATAGGCTGGCTGGATGACCATGTAACTACACAGACGCATGATTCTGCAGCCATTGGGAAGGCAGGCTTTAAGACTTGGTTAAAAGACATTAAAGGGCTGCTAAACCATGACCGTACTTTTCTAAGCTCAGACCCAGAAAAGCAAGATGATTTTTTAGAAAAGGTCTACAACAACATCAAGAGCGGCAAGCGCAACGTGGTGGAGCTAGTCAGCGAACCAGGTGTAGGACGCCGCAGTCTGTCTACAAAGATTAGTCAGAGCCGCCAGCTTCATTTTAGGGACTCTGGCGCTTGGATTGAGTACAACAAGAAATATGGGCACAGCAACGCGGTACAAGCCATTGTACAAGGCGTAGAGCGACTGAGCGACAGCTTGGAGTTAATCAAGGTTTTTGGCGCCAATCCAGACGGCACGTTTAAACGTTTGTTGGAACGGCAGGATTTTGACCCAGGCCAGCGCAGAGTATTGCAGTCAGAGTTCAACCAGGTCAGCGGAGCTGCGTTTGAAGTAGCGAATCCAGCTTGGCACAAGTGGACGCAGGGCATTCAAGCAATACAGAACCTAAGCAAGCTAGGCAGCGCCATCTTCAGCTCTACCACAGATCCGATCTATGTAGCCTTTACGCAGCACTACCACGGCAAAAACATATTTTCGGCCTACTACAACGCTTTTTTAAATATCGGTGTAGGTCGCCTGCTACAGCGTGGCAAGAGCAAAGAAATCGAAATGTTTGCCCGCAAGCTAGGGCTGGGCTTTGATGGAGTAATCGGTAGCGCGGCTAGTCGCTGGTCAGGTGCAAAAGACACGACTGAGTTCATGCAGGGCGCAGTCAACAATTTTTTCAGGCTGAATGGTCTAAGTGGCTGGACAAATTTTTACCGTGAAGGCAGCGCTTACTTGATGGCATCTGACATGGCGGATGCGACCAAGCTGAACTGGGACAAGCTCGCACCAAACTACCGGCGTTTGTTGGAGCGCTACGGCATCACTGACAGCGACTGGAAAGACATTGCGGCGCTGCCCTTTGAAAAGATCAATGGCTTAGACGTTATTAGCCCAACCCGCGTCTTCGATGAAATTGAACTAGGCAACATTACAGGCGATGCGATACCACGCAGCCGCGAGCTAGCTGAAAAAATCCAGCAGGTACTGATTACCGAAAATGAATTCGCAGTGCTGCAACCCGGTGCCAATGAACGCGCGTACATGGGCCGATTTTTTACTGGCGAAGAAGGCATCAAGTCTGGGACGCCAATGGCAATGGCGAACAAACTGTTTTGGCAGTTCCGCAGTTTCGGCCTGACGATGTTGTTTAGACAGTGGCCGCGTGCCTATGAAATGGGCTTGCCATCGTTTTACCACCTAGTGCCGATGGTTGTTATGGGTTACGGTGCAATGGCTTCAAAGGACTTGCTGAAAATGCGCGAGTTGAAAAGTGCAGAAGACCCAGTTGATTTGGGAAAGATAGCGGTAGCCAGTGTGCTTCAGTCAGGCTTTGGCGGCATTGCTGGCGATTTTTTGTTTAATGATTACCGACAATATGGAAGCAGTGCTTACGACGTACTCGGTGGCGCTACGGTTTCTACTTTCAATGATCTCGCAAACTTTGGGCTGTCGCTTTATGACACAGCCACAGGGGAAGATCCAGTAGACGCAGCCGCCGCCGGTTGGCGGGCGATTAAATCCAACATCCCCTATGCCAATTGGTGGGCTTCACGCACCGCATTCGATTACCTGATCAATTACCAGGTGCAGGAAATCCTGAACCCAGGCTCACTACGACGCATGGAACGCAGATTCAGACAGAAAAACAACCAAGACTACCGGCCAGGCTGGGCACCTAGTGAAATCGTAGAATATGGAGGTGGACTCCGATGACCGTAAGCGTAAAACGTAATCAGGTTCAGTTTGGCGGTGACGGCAGCACGACTGCGTTTACCGTCAACTTCCCATACACTGAACTAGACCAGGTCAAGGTCTTCCTAGACACCACCGAGCAGACCCGCACGACGCATTTCACTCTGACCGATCCTGGTGCAACAGGCACGGTTACCTTCCTGAGTGCGCCTGCTTCAGGGAAGCTGGTGACGATCAAGCGGGAAACGGATTACCTGCAGGCCATCGACTACGTCAACAACGACGCGCTCGACGCAGAAACGCTGGAGAAGGCGTTCGATAAATTGACGATGATGTGCCAGCAATTGGACGTAAAGATTGAAAAGTCGATAGGCTTTGAAGAGACGGTCAGCGAGGTGGACACCACCAGTCTGAAACTCGCGGCAGGCACCGCCGATCTGGCAGGCAAGCTCCTCGCCTTTGACAGCACTGGTGCCTTTGTGACCACGCAGGAAATTGGCACGTTCAAGGGTGATGACAGTACCACCACTACCGCCGCCTACGTTGTGCGGGACCTAGTACGCGATGACAGTAACGACAACGTCTACTTCACCAAGCAGGATGCTCCGATAGGCGTTGAATTAACGGACACCAGCTACTTTGAACTGCTGGTAGACGTAGCCACCGTGCGCCAACTGAAGGTCGATGCAGAGACGGCCAAGACAGACGCAGAAACGGCACAGACTGGAGCAGAAGCTGCGCTAGCCAGTTTCGAAGGTCAGTTCAAGACCGGCGCAACCAATCCGTACAGCGGCACCCCGGACAATGGTGACCTCTGGTACGACACCGCCAACAACATCCTGAAATACTACGTCACCGGCACAGGCTTTGAGCCCGTGACCACCAGCCTCGCCACCGTCACCGACAACTACCTGACCATCTACAACCAGGTCATCACCGCAGGCACAGTGCCGATTTCGTTGGGCGGTACCGGCGCTACGACGGCGTCAGGGGCAAGGACGGCGTTAGGGTTGGGCACGGCAGCAACCAGCGCCACAGGAGATTTTGAGGCTTCCGGTGCGGTATCTACGCACGCAGCGGTAACGAGTAGCGTCCACGGGATCAGCGCCTTTGGAGCAACTTTAGTTGATGATGCGGACGCAGCAGCCGCTAGGACTACGCTAGGTCTGGGTACTGCGGCGACATCTGCCACAGGAGATTTTGAAGCCTCTGGTGCAGTCAGTACCCATGCCGCCGTTACTAGCAGCGTTCATGGCATCAGTACTTTTGGCGCTACCCTGGTTGATGACGCCGATGCCGCTACTGCAAGAACCACGTTAGGGCTAGGCACCGCTGCTACCACGGCAGCCTCTGCCTATGCAACAGCCGCTCAAGGCACACTGGCAGACAGTGCCACGCAACCAGGTGACAACGCTACGACGTTGAACGTCACCGCTACCGACAAACTGCTAGGGCGCTCCACGGCAGGAGCAGGGGCAGTCGAAGAGATCACGTTGACCAGTGCTGGAAGGGCATTACTGGATGATGCCGATGCGGCAGCACAGCGCACCACACTTGGGCTAGGCACCGCCGCAACCAGTAACACCAGCGCTTTTGAAGCAGCAGGGGCCGTCAGCACTCACGCAGCGGTAACCAGCAGCGTACATGGCATCAGCAGCTTTGGCGCTACCCTAGTCGATGACGCTGACGCCAGCGCAGCTCGAACTACGTTAGGTCTTGGTACGGCTGCAACGACAGCAGCAACCGACTACGCCACAAGTGCCCAAGGTACTACTGCAGACAGTGCGCTGCAGGATCTGGTTGACGATACGACACCGCAGCTTGGCGGCAACCTGGATGTCAATGGGAACAGCATCGTTTCGGTCAGTGCTGGGAACATCAGCATAACGCCAGATACCACGGGAAAAATTGTCTTGGACGGGCTTTCGTGGCCCACGGCAGACGGGTCTGCAGATCAGGTTCTGAAAACCGATGGTGCTGGGAATCTGAGCTTCGTAAATCAGTCCGGTGGTGGTGGCTCTGGAAGTAGCTATATTGAACACAGTTCAACCGTATCCGATTCACTAGCGATCAGTGCAGGGACTAATCGAATGTATGTGGGTAGGACAAGCTTTTCATCTGGTGGAGTGACAATGGCTGGGACTTTGGTCGTGGCTGGTGGATACGCAAATTTTACTAGTGCTTCAGCTTTAAATATTACCGGAACCCTAAACGTGATTTAAAATATGACAAACAGATTAGTGATTTACCCAAACGATGACGGTGGCATTTCGGTGCTACACCCAGCGTTAAACACTGGCCTGGCTGTTGAGCAAATCGCAGTCAAAGATGTGCCCAGTGGCAAACCATTTAAATTTATTACTACAGATGATTTACCAACAGATGACGATGGGAATTATGACAGATCATTTCGTTCAGCCTGGGAAGCAGATTTTAGTTCACCCGATGGATATGGTGCTTAAATGATTTCAGTAAACTTTGACAAAGCCAAAACGTTGACCGCAGACAGGTTACGACAGGAACGACTACCCAAACTTCAAGACCTGGACGTGCAGTATCAACGGGCTTTGGAAACAGGTGCAGACACGTCTGACATCGTAGCACAGAAACAGTTTCTTAGAGATTTACCAGCACAGGTGGATACCTGCACGACATTGACTGAACTTAAAAATCTGAGGGCATAAAATGGCAGGAGAGATACAGTTAAACAGTGTGAGTCTAGCTACCGAGTCTGGTTCTGCAATAACTTTGGGCAGTGCGGTAAGTCTCAACAGTGCTGCATACGCAAGCACATCCGAAGTTCAAGGAACGCATACCACATTCAGCGGATCTCATTCCGATACTGCAACAACAATCAATCTGGCATCTGTCTCTGGAATTTCAGCAGGGGACTATGTAGTTGGCGAGGGGATTGCGACAGGCACAACGGTTTCATCTGTAGGTGCTAGTTCAGTGGTGATCTCAGCAGGATTAGATACGGATAGTGTTGGCATTGCTGGAGGGGAACCGATTAGTTTCTACAAGTCAAACAAAGTGCTGAGTCCAGGTCTAGTAGCAGGAGGTTTGTGCAGGGCATGGCTACAGATTGACGGAACGACTACTCCAACGATTACGGCTTCTTATAATATTAGTAGCGTTGCCGACACTGCTTCTGGAATAATTACAGTAACATTTTTAACATCAATGCCGGATGCTAAATATGCCGTTTTAACAACAGGAACCAGAAACGATCCTGAGTCAGCTTATGACCAGAGCCACGCAGAGGAATTAAATACGACATACTATAAAATCAGAACAGGAGTTTACTCAACTGGTGCAGTCACGACAGATTTTGATTTAGTTTCCAGCGCGGTATTCCGCTAACCCCAACTAGGCCGAGCAATGCCAGCAGAAGCAAACACCCTTATTGATATGGTAAATACGTTGGGCGTGAACGTAGTGACGCTTCTGGCGGCCTTTTACTATATTCAGTGGATCACCAAATCCCACCGCGATGAGCGCACCAAGGCCGATGAGATGCACAAGGAGGAGCGTCTCGCCTGGATGGCGAAGGATTCTGACAGCGATGCTGCGTTGCGATCAATCATGGCGGATTCCAACAAGATTCTAGGTGACCTCAAATCAGTGCTGACCGAGCAGACTACACTGTTGCGGCAAATTGTACTGGATCAAAAAAAATGAAAGCCCTACTCGCCCTGCTACTCCCCGCCAGCCTTTATGCGGCAGAGCCTGCCGAGCTGGATTACAAAACCAGCTTTATCTGGCAGTGGGTGACGGGCTGCGCACAGATCATGGCCCCGCAGTTTGAAGCCCAGGGGATGCCACGGCATTTTGCCATGAATTGGGCAGTTCAAGGCTGTAGCTGTGTGATTGACAAGTTTCGAACAGACTACCCGTTTGATGCGGTGATCCAGTTGACTTCTGAGGAGCGGAAACGAGCTGGTGAAATTTATGCGAACCAATGCGGCAAAGGAGAGATCACTTTATGAACGACACCGTCGAATGTTCTAAGCACTTCAGCCGCGATGAGTTGAAATGCAGCTTTGCCCCTGATGCGCCTGTGCTGATGGACGCCTTTTTCATGGAAAAGCTGGAAGAGCTGCGTGAAGAGTGGGGCCGACCGATGCGTCTCAGCAGTGCCTATAGGACAGAAGATCACCCGCGCGAACGCACCAAGCCACTGAAGTATGACCATTTAGGCAACCCGCTACCGCGTGGTGGTATGCACGCCCGTGGCAGGGCTGTAGATGTTTTGATTGCAGGCGCCGATGCCGTTGAGTTTTTACGATTGGCGCTCAAGTATTTTTCAGGTGTTGGCCTATCTCAAAAGTCTGACTGGGACCAGCGCTTCTGCCACTTGGATGACCGCACCAATCCTGCTATCTGGACGTACTAATGGAACTATTTAACACGATTGTAGATTCAGGCGGGCTGGAGTTGATACTTGCGGCCACAGGGATGGGGGCGGCAATACCGGCTGTTGTTGCCTACAAGCGCATGCGTAAGGCCAAAGAAACCGGCGAAGAGATCAAGAAACGCTTTGGGTTTTTTTAGGCTCTGTTTGTTGTCAATGTTGCCAGTGTGGGTGGTGACGTTTTGGCTGCTGATTGAAGCGCTAAGTCACTGAATTTGTTGGTAGCAGAGGGGAGACTTGAACTCCCGACCTTGCGATTATGAATAAGATGATCGCCTAGCCGCTATCCCGCTGATGGTCTGGGCTCACCAGACTGACAACACGACTTGTTGCCAATAAACTGACAACACCTAGAGCTTATTTACGAGCTCCTGCACCTCCACCTCGCCGACATTTAAATAGCCCAACGTGGTAGTCAACTGCTGGTGCCGCAGTAGCTTCTGAACCAGGACTGGCGACTCACCCGCAGCCAGTAATTCCGTAGCGACGGTAGCGCGGAAACCGTGCAATACCTTTGGACCTTTCAACCCTAGTTGATCCAGCATCTTCTGAAAGCTGTGTCCTGCACTACTGTAGTCTCGCCAGAACTTCCCACCGCTCCCATCATCACAGACATAGACCTCACCGTCGTGCGCTTCTGCGTCCAGGAACTGCCGTAGCGGTTTGGCTACTGGCAAGATTGCATCACGCCTGCCCTTGGTCTGCCAATCGCCTGTGCTTTCCAGCCAGAGGCCTTGGGGCAGAATGTGGTCCCAGCGTAGATTGATCAACTCGCTGGCCCGCATACCTGTGTAGCGGAACAAGTAGAAGGCCCTACGCAGCACCAGGAAGCGCCGTGAGCCCGTTTCTGTCAGTTTGCGTTCAATGTATACGCGCATCTGTTCTAGCTGCTCACGGCTCCAGGTTTGCGGTACCACGGTGACAGCCCGCAGTTGTTTCAGTTTCACGGGCTTGGTGATGAGCTCCTCTTCAAAAGCCCAAGAGTAGAAGCGATTCACGTTGCGGATGTGATGATTGATGGTGCGGTCATTCAGACCACGCTCCCGCTCCTGGGCGATGTAGCGGTCAAGCTGACTGCGTTGGTAGTCTTCCAGGCAGGGATTGCCATTGGCCTGTTGCCAGCGCTTCAGGCTGTCGCCATAGGTGTAGACGGTTCGCGGGCTGTTGCGGGTTACACAGTGGGCTAGGAAGCGCTCTACGGCTGCCTTCAGCGTAACCATCCCACCTTCGCTCTCAATCCCTAGCTCTAGGCGTAGCGCTTCCAGGCGATCAGACAGAATGACAGAGCGCTCCTGTGGGCTAATGCCAACAAACTCTGCTGCATCACCGAGTTTCTTGCGTATCCGCTTGCCGCCAACGTAAAGCTGCGCGATGTGGATGCCGCGCTGAGAGTTGAACGTAATCGTTTTTTTATTCACGATTTACGCAACATTTGTGGGGGGGGGTAATAACTTTGTAACATTTTAATAAAAGACTGCCAAAGCAGTCTAACACTACAAGTAAACTTTACTTGTCGGCCAAGGTACCACTTTGCCGTTCGTGCGTTCCGTTACCACCCCCAACCCTTTTTTTAACTCTGACTCCAGTAGCGCGTTCTTTTCTTTTAACAGCGCTATCACCTCATCTTTGCTGGCAATCAGCTCATCGCGGTAGTCCGTAGATTGCCTATCCCCAGCTACAGTAGTCGGCAAATACGGCTCACCCTGGCCTGTCAAAAGCCATTTTGTGTTATAACCGTTATCGCCTGCGTTTTTAAGCATAGTCGAAGAAACCTGCCTTGTCCCTTTCAAAACTACGCCTAAATGGCTAGGGGATACGCCCCAGTCACGGGCTAACGCTGACTTGTTCCCACCTTTTTGCCGCACATAAAAATTTATTCGTTCAATGATTTCAGCATGTTCCCCCATAAATTGCCACGCAGATAAAAAATGTACTTGAAAGTAATTCTTGGTTTGCATACTGTTTTCAAACATGTACTAAAATTATGCAACCTGAACTCGCTTATAAAGCAAACAGTTATACACGGAAGCAACTCCTTTGCCAATGAATCTTTTGAAACAGTGCCAGTTTTATGGCGTTCGGCTCAGGCAGTTAGCTGACGCCAGCGGCTTCACGCAATCGTATGTGCGCCAAGTGCTGCTGAATGAACGGCGCAATGAAGAGATCTCTTCGTTAGCGCACACAGCCCTACACAACCGCAAAGAAGAGTTACTAAATGCTTTGTTGAAGGAATCCGCATGAGCGACCTGTCTGCAGAGTTAGCCGAAATCAAGGCACTCCTTCATGGCCTGCGCATGGATGTGAACCATCTTGCCAAGGCCAACCATATACCGCTGATGACGCATGACCTGAAGGAGCGTGCGCAGAAACAGCGGTTAGCTGACTTGGAAGCCGCCCTAGACAGCGTTCGTAAGGCGCAGAATCTAGGGTACGACTGACCTCACCGGCCCGCCGAAGCCGTGACACAGCCCACCTGTCTGAATTCGGCCATCGACTGGGTAGCAGTAACATTAATCACCATTGATGGTGTGGACAGTTGAGCATTAGGAACGTGCAACGGTCAAAGCTGC